CCCGCCGGCGGCCCGCTGCTGCCAGGGCACCCAGCTGACAAAACGCCAGTGTGGCGCTGCGAAGCCTGCGGGCTCCTCAGCACGACCGAGCGACGCCCGAGCTGCCTGCAGAGCCGCACGTTCGGCTGCCCGATGGTGAAGTCATGAGCCGCTTCAACGTCTATTCCGTCGCCCCTGATGGCACCGAGCGATTCCTGGGCACATCGCCAGGCGTCGAGTTCAAACCCAAGCCGAAGCCAGTCCCTAAGCGCAAAATGAACCTGTTCGACATCCTCAACCGCGGTGCGCGCCACGCCCCCAGCGACGCCGACCGTGAGGCCCAGAAGATCAAGGCAGCGGCCGAGGCCACCCGCCTGCAATGGCTCAACGCCCTGCTGGTGGACCAGACTCGCACCTGGATGTCACTGGGCGAGCACGCGCCGGATATCCTGAACGCCATGGCCACCATGCTGACGATCGCCGGCTTTGTGCACGTCTACGACCGGCGCAGCGCGGACACGCCCGAGCTGCGGGTGATCCGCGGCGCGATCAGCGCAGCCACCCAGTGCTACGCCGGCGGCGCGGTGCTGACGGCGGCTGACGCCCGGGCTTTCCGGGCGGCCTGCGACCACGCTCGCACCATCATCGAGGCCGGCACGCCGGACGCCATCATCCATGCCTCGGAGTCCATCCGCAAAACCGTGGGGCTATGACCCGCTACCAACCGCGCTCCCTGGCGCCTCTACCCATGTCAAACCCTACCAACATCACCTTCAACGAGGACGGCAGCGTCACCGTCACCGCGCCCGTCGTCACCGGCTCAACGCCCGACCGCACGCTCACGGTCGAGGCTGTCCCGTTCCCGCCCATGGGCCCGCCCGGCGACCACATCACGTTCCCCGAGATCGAATGGCCGGCCGCCAGCGATGCCCCGCCCGGCACGCAACAGGTCCGGACATCCACGCCCGACTGGTCGGCCTGGGATGAGATGCCAATCGGCATGATCGAATCCGACCTGGTTCGCTGGTCACCCTGGATTTTCTGGATCCTGGTGGCGCTGTCGTTTGTCATCGTGCTGGCCAAGGCCGGGGGGTGGCTGTGAGCGCGGCCGCCTTCTGGTGCGCCGGCTGCCGCTGGCGCGCAGAAAAATCAGACTCATAAGCTGATGCCGGCCGGCCGCGAAGCCGCGCCGGTGCTGCAAAACGCGGATTCGCGCAGGGGTCCGGGCGCGCCCCGGGCGCAGCGCATTGATAGCGCGGCGCGATAGTTCGTGACGCTACCATCGCGGCATGGCTACAACCCCGCAGCAAAAAACCGCCTTCATGGCAGCAGTGGCGCAGCACCTGGCGACGGTGGGCGCGAACAACTGGAACGTCGTCATCGACGCGCATCCGGACATCCCGGTGTCCACCAAGTGGCGCTGGATCCGCGAGGCGCGCGAGGCCGACGTGCCCAAGCCCCAGCTGATCAACGCCCGTGCGAAGCTGGTGCAGAAGGTCAAAAAGCTCCCTGCGGACGCTCGCACCATTGAGGCCCGCGAGAATGGCACGGAGCACATTGCCAAGCACCTGCCGGCGTCGCCCCGGCCCGAGTACATCGCCCGCAACGGCGAGGCCGGGCTGGCGACGCTGGACTTCGTGGCCGAGATCCATTCGCTCTACAGCGACGCCAAGAAGCTGCGGGCCTACGCGGTGACGCAGGGGATTGACCCCGACACCGGCGAGGCGATCGAGAAGATCAAGAACCCGGCCGCGTTCGACAAGTCGATCGTGCGCCGGGCCGACCTGCTGGAGACCGCCATCAAGGCGGTGCAGGAGGTGTGGGACCTGCGCACCATGCAGGCCTTCTACGAGACCATCATCGAGGAGATCGGCAAGGAGTCGCCCGAGGCGCAGAAGCGCATCATGCAGCGCTTGGCCGACCTGAACGCCAAGGCCGGAATGACCCTGAGCATGAGGGTCTGACGTGGCGTTCGCTCGAAACGGAAAGAACTACCGGCCCACGGGCCTGGGCAGCGGCAACCGCCGCAAGATGCCGGACTTCAACCTGGGCCTGCAGCAAGCCATTGCGGCGCTGGAGCAGAAAACCGGGTTCCGCCTCGACGAGAAGGAGGTCATCCCCGATGGCCAGACCTTCCGCGAGTGGTGCGAGCAGCTGGGCCGCGACGGCATGAAGGTCGACGGCAAGCCCTTCACGCTCGACGACCGGCCCGCCATGGCGTGGATCTACGACCAGGTGCCCAGCACCAAGGAGGAGGCCTACCGCTACGTGCTGGTGCTGATGAAGTGCGCGCAGGTGGGTTTCACCGTCATGGAGATGCTGGCCACCATCTACCTGGGCATCAAGTTCGGCCCGTGCATCGTGGGCATGTTCCTGCCCGACATGAATCTGGCGGGCCTGAAATCGTCCGAGCGCTTCATGCCGATCGTGCGCAGCGTGCCGAGCGTGCACGAGCTGATGACGCAGGACGCGCCCGATGGCAGCGGCCGCAAGCAGGGCGAGGGCAACGTGAACCGGCGCCGCATCGATCAGGCTCTGTTCATTTTCAGCTGGACCAGCGGCCGAGCCACCACGGAATCCATCCCCATGGACGTGCTGAGCTTTGACGAGGTTCAGGAGATGACCCTGGAGCAGATCGAGAAGACCTACGAGCGCGTGAGCGCGAGTTCCATCCGCTTCATGCTCATGGGCAGCACGGCGAACTGGCCAGACGCCGACATCGACTTCTGGTTCAAGAAGGGCACGCGCCACAAATTCCATAGCAAGTGCCCCACGTGTGGCACGGCGAAGCCCCTCGACGACTACTTCCCCGAGTGCATCCGCTTCGACAAGGACCGCGAGATCTACCGCTACGTCTGCCCCAACGGCCATTGGCTGGTGGACACCCAGCACGGCGAGTGGATCGCTGAGCACCCCGAGCGCGATCGCGGGCCCGAGATCGATGTGCCCATGAAGGAGCGCCGGCTGCGGATCAAGTCCATCCACTTCCCGCAGTTCCTGAGCCCCACGATCAGCGCCGATGAAATCATCACGGCCTACCAGACCGCTTCGGACATGAAGAACTTCTTCAACCGCAAGCTGGGCAAACCGTACCTGGACCCGTCGCAGGTGCCCGTGAACCTGGAGCACCTGGCCAATTGCGTGGCGGTGGGCAAGCGCCTGGGCGTGCAGTGGAAGTCGCGCGCGCGCGGCTGCTACATGGGCATCGACCAGATGGGCAACTTCAATGTGCACGTCATCAAGGAGCGGCTGCCCGACGGCCGGCAGGCGGTTGTGCACGTCGAGGAGACCTATGGCGCCGACCCGTTCGCGCGCTCCAGCGAGCTCATGGATCTCTACGGCGTCGCGGTGTGCGTGGTGGAAATCAACCCGAACTACAACGACGCGAAGAAGTTCGCCGCGCGCCACAAGGGCCGTGTGTTCATCTGCGACAGCTTCGGCAGCCTCAAGGAGGACATGATCATCTGGGGCGACGGCCCCAAGCTGGCGGCCACCGACCGGCGCACTGACGAGGAGGCCCGCGACCGCTACACCCTGCGCATGGACCAGTACAAGTGCATGCAGACAAGCATGGCGCGGTTCACGGCCGCGGACCCGGCGTGCGTGTTTCCGGATCCACAAGGCCTGGCGCAGGAGGTGGTCGAGAAGGGCCAGCGCCAGACCGTGGCCGTGCTTCCGCGGGTGTTCCACCACTTCACGAAAACCGCCCTGGTGGCCGAGAAGGACGAGGAAACGAACCAGTTCAAGCGCTCGGTGAAGAAGGTCGGCATCGACCCTCACTTCTCCTACGCCAACATGCTCTGCGACGTGGCCTGGGCCCGATCGCACGGCACCAGCACGTTCCTGATTCCGGACGGCACCAGCGTGCAGCAGGAGCTGCGCACCAAGGCCGAGGACATGGGTATGCACGGGCTGCCCACGGCGGTGGCGGGCATGATGGAGGCTTTGCCTGCTGGCGTCTGCGGTCGCTGCTCTGCTTTCGATAGCGAGACCAGCATGTGCGCGGACCGGCAGCTGCAGGTTGGCCCGCGCGATCCGGCGTGCGTGCTGTTCGTGGCGCGGCCGTCGTGATGACACCATAGGGCGTCTGCTGATCACCTAGCCATTTTTCATCAACGAACCGGAGGCCGCCATGCGTAAGTAACTGCGCCCGAAGCGCGCCCGATCATCACATCCGAAACCAGAAAACCCGCGCAAGCCCAGTGCCTGCGCGGGTTTTTTGTCACCTGGAATCAGCTTGCGGATCAGTTGCGCGAGCGGCGCCAGGCTGCCGGCGTCATGCCTGTGGCCATTTTGAACGCGGTGGTGAAGTGGCTTTGCGAGGCGAAGCCGCAGGCCAGGGACACATCGACCAGCTGCAGGGCCGGATCCCGCAGCAGCCGGCGCGCGAGCTCGATACGCCGCGCCCAAAGGTAGCGCACCGGTGTCACCCCCATGGCGGCTTTGAACGATCGCGTGAAGTGGTACAGGCTCATGTGGGCCGCGGCCGCGATGTCGGCCAGGGTGATTGCGCGGTGCAGGTTGGCCTCGATGAAATCGATCGCCAGGCGCCGGCGCCGATCGGTCAGGCCCGGGCGCATGGCCCGGACGGTGGCCCTGGTCACCGGCGACAGGGCGCACAGGATGCCGGCCGCGAGGGCTGTCGTCAGGCTTTCCACCAGCAGCGGCATGGCGGGGCTCTGCACGTCGGATCTCGCGATGGTGCTCACGGCCGCGGTCAGGCCGAAGTTTCGCGAGCTGTCGAGCGCGACATATCGGATGTCGACGAGCGCGGGATCGACCAAGCCGTCGGCCACGGCCAGCAGCGTGGCGCAGGGCAGGCGCACCATGGTCTCGCTGTAGGTGTTCGACACGTAGGACGCGTGCACGTCGGTGTTGGCCGGAAGGAAGATGAGGTCGCCGGCGGTGTAGCTGTGCTGGCGCTGGCGCTCGCCTTCCCAGATGTCGGTGACGGTCACGCCGGTGTTGAGCAGGAAGATCGAGCACTCGGGCGTGCGGATCTGCTGGACCCCGGTGCTGTTGGTGAAGTCGTGGACGGCCAGGCTGCCGAACTGGAAGTCGGCGCGCTCGGTGCCGGCGCGGTAATCGATGATTGGTTCGGTGTTGGCAGGTGCATTGCTCATTCGGGGGATCTTTCTGTTGACCCAGCGCATGTACGGTTTGGACCTCTCGACTGCGAGTCCGCCAGTTGACGCATGGTAGCGACTCGCGTTTTATGCAACCGTCCCATACTGACTCGTCAATGCTCAGGCGGCGTCGCGGTCGGTGTAAAAGCCCGTGGCGATGGGGCGTTCGGCGGGCGGTAGCGCCAGGGTGGCCTCGGCCTCTTGCTGGCGCTGATAGAGGCGGTTGAGCACGTCCGCGTGGCGCTGGGCGGACTGCTCGGTGCCGAAGCCGTCAATCTCCAGCGTGACGGGCAGCCCCGGGCCCTGCCGCACCACGGCGAAGGCGCCCGGGCTGGTCGGCGACGGGATGACGGTGCGGATCATGCCCGGGCCCACGGCCGCGACACCGGCACCGCGAGCTTCTTGAACTGGCTGCAGCCGCACGAGGCCGTGTTGCCGTGCGTCACCCACGCGAGGCGGCAGACGCGCCGGTTGCCGCAGTCGCACTGGAACATCCAGAACGACCCCGCCTTTGGCGTGACGTACTCGCGCCGCAGGGCCATCAGCATGCCGTAGCGGTTGCCTGTGATGTCGACCATCTTGTGCTTGTGCGGCGGCACAGCATCGACGCTGTGCATGCCGCGCCAGCGGTCGGTGGGGTGGGCACCGAAGGACGGGAAGTCCGGGTCCTGGTGGGGTGGGCCGAAGTACAGCCACATGAGGCCATTCCAAAACAGGTGCAGGTGGCCGTTGAATCGGAACCCCTCGCACTCGTACCAGCCCGGGCGCGCGGGGTTTACCGTGCCTGGCAGCCATGGGCTGTAGGCGGTTTCCTTGAAGTGCGGCGCGCGCTTCACGACGCCACCTCGGGGCGGCCGGCGATTCCGCAATAACCGAGGACGGGCGGCAGCCGATTCAGAACATTGACTATCCGCTTCTCGGTGCCGAATGGGCCCGCGGGCCTTACCTCGGTCTCGGGCTTGAAGTCGGTGCTCGGTGCCCAGCGCCACATGGCGCAGCGGTCGCCGATGCAGGTGCGCTGGTACTCGCTCTCGGGGTCGTTCAGCGTGGCCGGGCCACCGTGGTGCGCCGGCACGCCGATGCGCGCCATCGGGCACCAGAGCGCGCTGGCTTGTTCAGGTGTGTGCATGGTGGTCAGGGTATCGGGTGAAAAAACGATGCTCGGCCGACATCATGCGGCTCAGGCGCGAGCTCAGGGTCTCCTCCTGGCGGTTGACCAGACGCACGCGGGTGCGCTCGGGCAGGTCCGCGTCGCGGGTCAGCCGGGGACCGAAGGAGCGGCCGTGGCCGTCGACCTGGCGGCAATACCCGCCGGGCGGAACCTGGCGCAGGTAGATGACCGATGGTTTGCAGTCGCTGATGGACCAGCGCGGCAAGAGGCGCAGCCGATCGCGTTCTTGCTCGCGGTGCAGGTCGTAGGCTTGCCCACGGTCGCGCCACTGACCGTACCAGCCCCGGCGGCCGGGGTGACCAGGCCGGGGAACGACAAGGCGGGGGCCGTTGCCGATGCGCATGGTCAGATGGCCGAGGCCACTTCGCGGGCGATACCCTTCACCAGGGCGCCGTTGCCGCGGTCGGCGGCCTTGCGCGCGCGCTGGTACTCTGCCGACGGCACGCGCACGGGCAGCTTTGTGATGGGGTCCTCTTTCATCGTGCAGGCGGTGTTGTCGCCAATGAAGCGCAGCGGCTTGCAGATGATGGCCGGCGGCAGCTTGGCGAATGCGGCGCGCTTTTGGCTCTTGGTCAGTTTGCTGGTCATGTGAGGTCTCGGTGGTTTCAGGAAAGTTGTTGGTAGACCGCCGCGCGCGACGGTCTGGCTGGCGAGCTGGCCGATCAGTTCAGCGCGTCCTTGAGGTTCTTGCCGGGCTTGAACTTCGGCACCTTGGCGGCCTTGATCTTGATCGCGGCGCCGGTGCGGGGGTTGCGGCCGGTGCGCGCGGCGCGCTTGCCGGTGGAGAACGTGCCGAAGCCGGTGATGGCCACGACGCCACCCTTCTTGAGGGTGCGGGTCACGCCGGTGATCACGGCGTCCAACGCGCGCGCGGCGGACGCCTTGGTGATGTCGGCGTTCATGGCGACGTGCTCGATCAGTTCGGACTTGTTCATAAAAAGCTCCAGTAGGTGATAAAAAAAGGGCCGGGCAGCGCGCCCGACCTGGGGACTATTATGCATCAAAAAAAGCTAAAACGCTGAATTGACGCGGGTTTTTCGTTGCTCAAATCTGACTACTTGTCAGTTCGAGCCCATGCGCCGCGCCCTGGCGGTGGTCTGCGCGATGGCCTTCACCTCGTCCTCGGGCAGCGCGCGCATCCATTCCAGACAGCGCTCGAAGCCCTCCTCGCCGAAGACGGCGCGCACGGCCTTGCTCCACTTGCGCTGCTCGATGCGGAACACCAGCTTGGCCCGCCGCACGCGGCAGCGGTCCTCCTGGACGCTGAGGTCCACCCGCTCCGCGTGACGCTTCTTCGCGTCACCGATGGCCTTGCGCTGGGCCCGGATGGCGTCGATGCGCGCGTCCAGCTCGTCGATGGCCTCGATGTCGGGCATATCGGCGATCAGGTCGAACAGGGTGTCGAGGTCGTAGTCGGCGAGGGCCATCAGCTCAGCCCCTTCGGCTGGGCAGCACGCCAGGCGCGCACTAGGTTGATCAGGTAGCGCTCGTTCTCGATGCAGACCTTTGCAGAGCCCCACCGGCGCCCCTCGATGATGTCCAGAGCCTCGGCAGCTGCTAGGCCTCCACGCGAGGCCAGCCGCTCCAGTGACTGACCGTGGTTGCTCTGGGCCTGCGCCTCATGGGGCGCGATCATCGCCCACGGGATTTCGCTGAGGAGGGTGGCGCCCATGATGGGCATGACGGTGCGGGCCATCACGCACCGCCCTTCGCATCCTCTGGGGCGGCCGGGGTGTGCGCGGCCGCCACCACGCGTAGGAACCCGGCCAGCCCGTCCATGCAGCGCCGGTCGCACCAGTTCGCCCAGTGCTCGGCGGCCTTCTGAATGGTCTCGCCCTTGAACATGCCGTTGCCGACATACTCTGGCACGCGGCTCTCAGCCGGCGCCGGGCTGGCCGCTCTCAGCCGGGCAAGCTCAATGCGCGCAGCATTGATGGCGTTTTCCCGCGCTTCGCCCGTCGTGCGCTGGGCGGTGTAGAGCAGGTTGTGCAAGGACTGCAGGTCTGGCGCCGCTACCACTGCCCGCCCCTCCGCAAGCCCCGCATCGTACTGGCGCTGCGCAAAGACGCGGACGTGCCCCATGATCTTGGCACCGTCCTCGCCCAGCGGGTCGGTCAGGTCGCGCAGTACGTTCCAGGCGAGCGACGCGGCGGTGGGCGTGGCGGCTGGGCTAGGTGCGGCGGCGAGCGCCAGCAGGGCCTCTGCGGCTTCGTACACGTATGGCTTGAGGTCCGTCTGCCCCTCCTTCACGGTGAACCCGTTCGCCAGGAACACGTCGCGGATCTGCGCGCGGCTCGGCCCCGCTACTGCGCCAGCGGCTGGTGCCTCGCAGCTTGAGCACTTGTACGGCTTGTACCAGCGACGCACCGCTGGTGAGAACTTCTCATAGCGGGCCTGGGTGACGTATCGTGTGTAGGCGGGTGTAGTGGACTCCCACGCCACCTGTTCTGCGGCTGGTGCTGGCTGTGCCGTGGGGGCGGCGAACCTGCGCGCGAAACGCTCCAATGAATCTTGCAGATCGAGCTTGAACACATCGCTCATGCGCATCAATCCGTCTTCGACGGCCCAAACCAACAGCTCTTCGAGCTTGGGTGCGGCTGCTGCTTGCCCATGGGATGCGCGCAGGGCGTGGGTGGCGTCGGCGAAGTCGAGCATCTGTTTCATTCTGAAAACGTTGTAGCCGTCGTCCGATACGCCGTAGGGAATTGGTGCCTCCGCATAGGCCCCGCCCTCGGCTGGCTGCGCGGGGGCGCGGTGCTCATGGTCACGATCCGGATGCTCGATGGTCGTGATTTCGGTCGGCTGGTCCACCATCACCATGGCCGCGTCGATCAGGCCTATGCCCTGCGCCCATGACGGGCCGTGTTCGGCGCAGAACGACTGCAGTTCTTCGCTGGAGTGGTCCAGCCAGCCTGTCACCATCGCCTCGGGTGGGCGCTTGCCGCCGCACAGCAGCTGCACGGCGTCTCCCAGGCGCTGCGCCACGGTGGTGGGTTGCGTCCAGTCGGCCTGCACCCCTGGCGCTGCTGTGAGCGCCACCCGGATCCGCGCCATGTCAGCGCGCGCGCCCTCCGCTGTGGCCGACGTGTCGCTCACGGCGAGCAGGCTGTTGCCCGGGGCGATCAGGGCATCCATGCGGTCGAGTGCCGCTGCAATGTCTTTGTCCATACCTTCCTTTCAGTGCCCGCACGGCAGGCTGCCGTCCGGTTGTTGCTTGGCGCCGCAGCCAATGCAGGTTTTGGGGGTGGGGGCGGCCACGTCCGCCTCGACCCGGCGGCCGTTGACGTAGCCGACGAGGTCGGGGCCGCCGCGCTGCGCCACTGGAGACTTCCGCATCATGTACCCGCCGCCGGGCAGGGCGACGCGCAACGTGGTTCTGCCGGGCTTGCTCATGCTGGCGCGCCTTCCTGCGCGGCCGCCGCCGCGCTGGCCACGCCGCTCTCGGCCTCGCCACCCAGCGCCTCCACCAGGTCCGGGATCATGCGCACCAGCTCGCCCGTGGCGATCGCCACGTCGGTGTCGAAGCCGTCGAGCATCTGCCCATCGAACACGGTGTCCAGAAACGCCAGCTTCTTGACCTGGCCGCCCTCGGTCAGCAGGAACGACACGCGGTCATCCCATGTCAGCGCGAGCTTGGTGGGGAGCTTTCCGGCGTCGATGTGCTTCTGCACCTCCTCAATGTCCAGCGGATGGCGGCCGTAGCGCACCACGGACTTCTCCTCGCTGGCGCTCTTGAGCTCGCACTCTCGGTCGACCGTGAAGCCCACGGGTGGCTCCTGCTCTTTGAGCCAGTGGGCCATCGCGGCCTGCGGGCTGGTCTGGGTGTTGAGCAGCGACACCGACAGGCCTGGCAGCAGCTCAACAAGCGCGGTCACGATGGTGTCGGCGCGCGACTGGCTGCCGGTGTCTATCACCAGCAGGCGGTCGCGGCGGTTGATCCACACCCACGTGGTGGCCTCGCTGGCGAACGCCATGGGCAGCAGATCCAGCTTCGCCTCATCCTTGAGCTCCTTGGTTTCCTTGCGCCCGGGCTTGCGGCCCGTTTCCTGCTCGATGCGCGCGGCTTTCTCCGCGACGCGGCGCGCCAAGGCCTGTGCGGGTATGGTTTTGGTCTCGCTCTTGAAGCGCAAGATCCACTGGCCGCCGACAGACTCAACGCGCGGGCCGTGCAGTTCACCTCGCGGTGGCACGAAACCAATGGACTTCTCCTGCGTGGCGCTGCAGGGCACAAACTGGCCTTTGGTCATCGCTTGCTCGATGCCCTCGTGGTCGGCGTCGTGCAGGGGAGCGGTGCGGTAAATGATCAGGTTCTTGAACATGGTGGTGTGGTTGTTGCGCCCGAATAGCGCCCGGGACTTCGGCGGCGGGGCGTGCCCCAATGAAAAACGGATCAAAAAAACAGCTTAGGAATCAGTTCTACATCTGTCGGGCGTGGGTGGTGGTGTGGCTCTTGTCGCCCACGGTGGCGGTCTCGGTCTTTGCCGCCACCTTCGGCAGCTGCCGCCAGTCGCCGTCGGCGTCGAGGTGCGCAGGCGGCCAGCCGCGCGTGGCGACCATGACGGTGCGGTATGTGCGGATGATGATGCTGCGCGTGAAAACCAGCACCCAGCGGGAAAGCAGGATAGGCGCCCACACCAGCCACAACGCGCACCAGGACAGAAACCAGTGCTCGCGTGCGAAGCTCAGCAAAAACTCATAGGCATTCAAGGTTTTCTCCAGAAGTAATTTGATCAATTATCAGCAAATACTCAAAAATGCGCAAGCGTCCGAGCCGGTGTCGTCGTGACGCTACGCTACCAGCATGACCGATGCTGCCCGCTCTGTAGCCTTTGACCCGCGCGCCCCCGCCGACGAGCGGCAGGACGCCATGGCGGAACTGCAAAAATCGTCGATGCCGCGCGCGCTGTCGGACCTGATCCCGGCCACGAACATCCAGCCCATCATCGACTACATCAACCGCGACCTCGAAGACCAGGCCATGCAGAAGGCCATGCGCGGCAACAAGGTCATCCCGTTCCCGTCGATGGCAGCGAAGGACCTCAAGTCCAAGGGCATGCAGTCGGTGTGGATCGACGACCTGCAGATCAACGTCAACGGCGACTGGTTCGAGCGCCCCGGGCAGTTCTCGTTCGACGCCATGCGCGCCATGGTCGAGCAGACCCCCATCCTGAACGCCGTCATCATGACCCGACAGCGCCAGGTCGAGCGGTTCTGCCGGCCGCAGAAGGGCGGCAAGGGCCTGGGCTTCAAGATCGCCAGCAAGGAGCAGGCCGAGAACGTGGACGAGAACGAGCAGCAGACCATGAAGCTGCTGGAGTCGTTCGTGCTCAACTCGGGCTGGGAGACCCGGCCGCGCCAGCGCATGCGCCTCAAGCGCGACAGCTTCCCGAACCTGATGAAGAAGCTGGTGCGCGACAGCCTGACCATGGACAGCATGGCGATCGAGACCGAGTGGAAGCGCGACAAGTCGCTGGGCCTGGATGGCGTCTACGCCGTGGACGGCGCCACCATCCGGCTGTGCTCGGAGGAGGGCTACCGCGGCGAGGACGAGATTTTCGCGCTGCAGGTGGTGCAGGGCCAGATCCGCACGGCCTACAGCTACGACGACCTGATCTACGTGCCGCGCAACCCGCGCACCGACGTGATCGCCGGCGGCTACGGCCTGGCTGAGACCGAGCTGCTGATCCGCGTGGTGACGGGGTTCCTGAACGCCTTCACCTACAACACCAAGTTCTTCGACAGCAACGCCATGCCGCGTGGCGTGCTGAACCTGTTCGGCAACTACGCCGACGAGGACATTTCGGCGTTCAAGCGGTACTGGAACGGCATGGTCAAGGGCATCAACAATGCCTGGACGCTGCCGGTGATGGTGTCGAAAGACCAGGAGTCGGCGGCCAAATTCGAGAGCTTCGGCGAGCAGGCCAGCGAAATTATGTTCAGCAAATGGATGACCTTCCTGGGGTCGATCATTTGCGCGATCTACGGCATCGCACCTGACGAAATCAACTTCGAGAGCTTCACGTCGGGCACCAGCTCGCTCAGCGGCAACGACACCGAGGAGAAGCTGGCATTCTCCAAGGACAAGGGCCTGCGCCCGCTGCTGGCCTACCTCGAAGACACGATG